GTCACGTCTGCCCACAGTTGCCCAAAGTCCTGGTACTGCCGCCCGCTGTTGCGGATTTCATCCCCTAACCCTTCCACGCCTTCCAGGGCATCAGCAAGCGCGAACGTGGCATCGGCGCCAAAATCCTCAAACGTCGTACCAAACGCCTGAATACCCGCCTCCTGCCGCTGGAGTGGATCTTCAATGCTTTCGATACTCGCGGCAATACGTTCAAATGCTTGCCGCTCGGTGATCTCCCCACGCGCAAACTGTTGAAATAATTCAGCGGTGCTTTCGTCGATGTCCGTAATAGCCTTGACAATCGCCGGATCGCGCAAGCGGATACCAAACTCGTTAAAGGCGTCACCGACTTTGTCGGTGTTCATAAATCCAGCTTCAAGGCCTGCGTTAATCAGCGCAAGACTTTCTGCACCGTCAACCCCAAGCCGCGCAAAGTCCTGGCCGTACTCGTTGAGCGTATCATTCAAATCCCCGAACCGATCAAGGCCCATTTCCTGACCTTCGATGAGTACCTGGAATGCATCCTCAGCGGTGCCGCCGAACTCATCAACCATTCGGGCAGCAGCGCGCCCGCTCTCGACCATATCCACACCGAACGCATCTGAGAGGTAGAGCGCCTCATCTGCAACGTCGCGTAACTCCTCATCACTCAGATCTCCCATGACGCGATCAAGTTCAGAGGTGCGATTGACTGCCGTAATCGCCGCTGCGCCGATGCCCGCAATGGCAGCAGTTGCCGCTGCTGCTCCGGCCACAACCGCGCCGCCCGCTACGGTGCCCACGCTACCCAGGCCGCTGCGAAGCTTACCAAGCGCGCCGCTTGCCTCATCCTGCAAGCGAACGATTAAGTTGAGTTCCTCGGTCGTGGTCACGTGCGGCGGTTCCTTCTGCCTTTACCCTTGCGGCGATCTTCCTGCTCTTGTCGCTTGCGCTGGATTTCTTGCTGGCGCGCTCCGGCGTTAATGCGGGCGCTGAGTTCAGTCACGAAGTCCGGGTCGAGCGCGTCTACCTGTTGTGGCGTCCAGTGATAGCGTTCAGCGAGCATAACGTACAAATCATAATGCCCGATGCGCTCCCCTGGCCGAAGCGTCTTTTTGCCGTCCAGTATGAGGAGCCAGATTTCCTCTAGGCTTCGGGCGTAGGGATTGCTTTTGGGTTTGGGTCTGCCTCCGGACGTCGCTTCTTCTCTGCGTTGCGGCTGCCAATTTCGCGCAACACCTTTTCAACAAGCGGCTCGTCTGGGTCGAGGCGCAAAATGTTGGCTTTCTCACAGGCTACATCTTGAAACGACGGCCCCGACCAGCGCACCACATTATACACCAGCAGCGCGGTCTGGTACGCGCCGATCTGAATATCCATGCGCATCCCGCCGCCCACCTCTACACCATTCGCCTGCGAGAGGTGTGCCGCCTCGCTCATGACGCGCTGTTTGGTGCCGAAGTCCATTTTCGGCTTGATGTAAATGGCGTCGGCTTCACTCTCTGGGAGGTGTTCGCAGCCGTCCGCAACGATGCGCACAGGCTCATTTGAAACAAACATTATGCTAGCCCCGTAGTTTGCAAATCGACCTGGAAATCATTCTCGAACGTCGTGTCATACATCGATTGAATGGTTAGTTCTACCGTGCGGTTACTGTCGGCATACTCACCCCACTCCAGCATCGTCGCCTCTCCATAGGTGTCGACCTGCACATAGTGATAGTAGTCGGTGGCTGATACGTTTTCAATCAATGGGCCATTGTGCCGCACGCGCACCTTCAATCGTTCGGCGTCCTTCCAGTAGTTGTATTGCGTGAGATCTGGCACCTCAAACCGCAGTGTTGTGGTGATGCTACGCACGTTGCGCCCGGTATTGCTGAATGTGCGCTCGCCTGTCGGCCCGGTTGCGACGTATTTATAGGTAACGCCGGTGTTGATCTCATGGGTAGCGCTCAGGAAGCGACCTGTGACGGCGGTCGTACCAATGGCGCTACTGGTATCAATCCAGATTTCCATGTCGGTGCCTACCAGGAGCGGAAAGTCCACAAGTGCCGGGAACGTAATCGGCCCCGACTCCTCACCCCACCATTGCCCCATGCCGTTGACCTCCATTGTGAGGCCGTCGGCTCCCGTGGCATCAGAGGAGAGCGTCAACGTATCAACCATGCTATAGCCCGCTGACCAGAGTTGTACCGCAGGATCGCCAAAGACGATGGTAGCGCTCTTCAGCGTGTCGCTTGTGGTGTCAGGTTCGAACACGGCAAGATCGGCATCGGTGCCTGGTGTGGTTACGGTCGGGCTACCTTCCACTGCCATTTGCAGGATGACATACAGCAGGTTTAGATCAGCGGCGCCACTCAGGTTCCACTCAACCATCTGTTGTGCTGCAACCGATTTGTAAAACTCCACCAGGTTACCAAGCGCCACCTCAGGCGTGTAGCGTTCTTGTCGCGGCGTCACAAGCCGCTCGTTTGTACTCGCAATAATAGTCGGCGTTGTAATCTTGGTTCCTCGAACGCTCTCCAGTGCCAGGCCAAATTTTTCAAATGCAATCTCAGCCATTATGCCTCCTATGTGATTGGCGTCTTATAGAGCACGTCCGCATAGATATCGAGTGCTCGATAGATCACGCCGCCGATGCTGACGAATACAGCCTCCATATTGTTGACGGTTGCGATACCGCTACTAATGGCGCCACCGAGGTGTGCATCGCTATCAATCGCCGCGGCCAGGGCGTCAACGTATGGGATTAACTCCTCTTCAGCGTGCTCATTATCCTGCCAGCGCACCACAAGCCGATTGAGTACGCGATAGCGCGTCGCGTTGATCTGCCCTTGTCGCTGCCGATCAACGCTATCAAGCAGGCTGTACAACGTTGGCGTTTGATGGATAGCAGTCGGCTCATAGCGCAGCAGCACGGGAATGGGCGGCGAAACGCCTCCGAATACCGTATGTAGCCCAGTCAGCACGTCGCGGTAACTCATCGAACATCCCCTCGAAAGAAATCCTGTCCTGTATCGCTCAGGATATCGCGGATGCTATCCCGGCTCGCAGCAAGCCCTTCGAGCATGAACGGCTGCCCTCGTGTGCCAGGGTGCCTGACCAGTTTGGTGTAAATAATCTTGCTGCCCACCTTGAAACGCAGCACACTGGCGCGCCTGGGCCGAATGAGATGTGCCCGGCTGCCCTCATGCACGGGCCGCGCATAACTTGCATTCGTGCCAACGACACCCCGGACGCCGGGACGCTCCACACGGTGTGTAATGGTGCGCCGCAAGTTGCCGGTCTTGACGGGTGTGTGGCGCTTGACGTTGCCTTCCACGACCGCAAGCACGCGGCTTAGTGCCTGCTCTTCGAGGCTGCGAAGGCGACTATCAGAGAGGCGCCGCTGAAGTTCTTCAACTGTTGCCATTAGAATACTCGCTCGCGATACTGGTCACGCACGCCAGCAATGACCATCCGCTGCTGGTTTGTCATCGCGCCCTGATACCCAACGACGGCGCCGCCACCCGGCCCGGTTTCGACGCCGATGACGTCTGTGAAAAGCGCCCGGTCTTTTGCGCGCCAGATATTGACCGCAACCTCTATTGTGACCTCAACGATGGCAGGCGGCGGCTCACCATAGCCCCAGGCAGCCGTTACACGGTAGCGGCGATGCCTCCACACATCATCACGATACAGGTAGCGGTGGTTGTCATCGTCTACATCATAATCGGTACCTTCCACATAGGTTGTGGCTGCATCGTAATCGGTCAGGCTTGTGATGGTGCCCGCTTCATAGTGAGGTAACGTCAACCACTTGGAGCGCTCAGCAAAGACAATCTTTTCGCTGCTGCTATAGCCTGCGAAGGAAAAGCCTAGCGCCTCATCAACGATGTCAGTAGCGCGTTCCAAAACAGCCTCAAGCAGGTCATCGGTTGCGGGTTCGATGCTCACATCGGGTGATGTGCCGCCAGTTAATGCACTCCCGTCGCCGGTGAGCGGGCTGGCGTCATTGCCTGCAACGAGCACCACATCCCATGGGCCGCCTGCCGCGCCCGACACACGCGCCTTGCCACTGCCGATAGTGGAGAGCGCAACGAGCGCCGTCTGCACAGCGGTTGCCGTCGCGTCATAATCAATTGTGGCTGTCGTCTGCCCTTCGTAACTCAGGGTAAATGTGCCGCCTGTCGGTGCGCCGGTTAGCGTGACGCGCTGCTGTGCGTGCTCTGGCACTTGTGCAAGATACTGGCGCAGTTGGGCAACCGTGGCATAACTCATAATGGCCTCGTGATCAGCGTGATGGTCTTGTCATCGCTCGTTTGTGCGGTGCCTGTTGCAATCTGAATGTAGCGCCAGCCGTGCCAGTCTGTTGGGTCGAGCGCCACAGCCCGCGACGCAACCGCCTCAGTCGCGGCAATAGTGACCTGTCCAGACTGATTGTAGAGCGCTACGAATGTGCTATTGTCTATGCTGACCTGGAATGTAATCGCGGCGGTTGTGTAGTTTGATGGCAGTACCAGCCCGACCAATGTATCGCCGCCGATGTCGGCAACACTGGATAGGTCATTATCTACTGAGATGTCAATCAGTACGGTGTTACTGCTGCGCGCCGGGCTGGTCGTGAAATCAACCTCTTGTGATGTTGGCATTAGCGGAACTCCTGCCAGGTTATGGTACCGGCGGCTGAAGGTGATCCGGATGTTGCAACGACATATAGCGCAATGTATGCCGGGTTCGCTCCGGCGTTTGACGTGAGCGGGCTGTTACTCCCGCTTGCATCTATCGTCAATGGTAGTACCTGTGTCAGGCGCGCACTCGTTGCGGTGCGACTGTTGCCCGTGCTGTTCGAGGCAACCAAGCCGCGTGCTATTTCATAGCCGCCTGTCGTGCTGATTGCTGTGCCGGAGGCGTTGACCTCTACACCGCTCGCGTTGTTTGCGGCAGACCATGTGCCGCCGGTGACCGGGTTGGTCGTGCCGGGCGGATAATAGTAGGCACGCCACTCAACCGGGTCAGTTGCAGTACCGATAGTAACCTCGGCAGCCTCTATTTGGATACGATTAGGGATGCTATTGAATGCTGTCGCCGGGCGAATAGCGACAAGACATTCGGCAGTTGAGACGGCGATAGGCGACGATCTTCCTGCACTAAAAACATACCCCGGCTTATCAAAGTAGCCACCCTCGGAGGCGATACCGCTGCAAAACTGTGTCAGCGTCGGGGTACCCGTGATCGCGCCGCTTGCGGCTATTTCATAGCGTAGCGGCAGCGTGGCACTCTGCATATAGCTCGCGCTCAACACATTGGCGTGGTGCATCGCGTGGCAATACACGATATGTCCATCGATGTAGACGCCATATCGGACGGTCGCAGTACCAAGCCAGCCATAGTCAATTGCCCATATTTGATCATTTGCCGGGTTCAGTGTGGCACCGCTGTTGCCTGTGCCGTCCAGTTTATCGAGGTTCCATTCCGCCTGCACCACAGCGGTATCCACGACGCTGCCTGATGTTGAGGAGCGCCGCACAACTGAGAGCGTCCCATCGCCTGCCTGCTGAAAAAACAGACCGTTTGCAGCATCGAATTGCCCGATGCGTTTGGTGACGTTCGTACTTGCCTCCCCCAGCGTGCCAGTCATCGTAATAAATTGCGAGCGGCCTGGCTCGTATGGAAAATAGCGATACGTCTGTCGCACGACGTAACCATCCGTACCGCTCAGGGTCATGTCCACGCCGCGAGTATTGCTATTGTGGTTTGCCGCGCCAGAACTGGTGACGCTCTGCCAGATGAGCGGTTCGGCGTCGTAAGTGCCAGGGCTGCTAAAAATATATTGCGGCTCCGAAACTCGGAGCCGATTGAATGCGTCACACGACAACCCGGCATCAACGGCCAAGCTGTAACTCTGGTCAAGATTGTCAATCATCCGCAGGTCACGCGGCGTTGTGCCGTCGCTATCAATCCAGCGGGTTGTCGCGTTTGCCATAAATTACGCTTCCTTTGCCCACGTCCCCACAATGGACGTAATCCACCAGCCATCAACACCGTCGCCGATGATGGTCACGGTGTCGCCTTCGGCGTCGCTCGCGGCAGTGTTGATGAGATCCTTATCGTCTACACTGGTCAGCCCATTGCCGTGGATAGCATCGGCAGCAGCAGGCGAGACGCTGAAGCCTGTGGTTGTCGAGAGTGTCTTGACGATAAAGGTGTACGTCACACCTGCCACCGTCGCTGGCAGCGTCGCAACCACATCAGCAGCATCGATGATGATCGTCTTGCCGCTATCAGAACTGGTCAGCGTGAAGTTCGCATCCTGCGTCTCGGTGGGCGACGTGGCCCCACCAGAGACGCTGAGCGTGCCGCCGGAGACGATGGCAAGCTCGCCCCCAACAACCCACCGTTCTCCGCCTTGCTCACCATAGTTTATGGTGTTATACGTCGGGTCTGTCATTAGGCCGTGCCCTCCGCTGGTGTGACGTGGCGCTCGAAGGTCACGAGGTCGTCTACGTCAATCGTAGTGGGCATCGTGCGGCTGTTAAAGCGCACATACACTGCATCCGCTACTACAGCATTCGCGGTGCCGCGATCAACGACAATCCGCACATACCGATCTTCCGGCTCTACCAGGCAGGTCGCAAAAACCTGCTCATCATCATCATCGGCAATGGTAATCGCGGTGCCTTCCAGGTCAGCGGCGTCGCTCATGTCGCTCTCATTGCCCTGCTGCCATTTAATGGACGTGACTGCTGAGGCGGTAATAGTGCCCATGCGAACCAGGGCTAAGACACCGCAAAAATTCGCCATATCGCAGATCGAGCCGTTGATGTCTGTCGTGCCTGCCGCGCCGTCGGTTGGGGTGACGGCGCTCTGGAATTCCATTCCGGTCGTAACATCAATCATCGTAGTTCCCCCTTATGCCTGCTTCAGACGAACAAAGGCGTCCTCAAGAATTGGCTGCCCGTCTGTCTCCATAATGGCGATATAGCCCGTCTGATCGTATTCGGCGTACTTTTCGATGAGCACCTGAATTTGTAGTTGCAGACTGTCAGCGATCATGTAGTATTCCATATCGCCCAACAGGATCGTATAGTCGCCTGTGGTGATTGTTGACGGCGCATACTCACTCACGATGTACGGCATTTCCAGGAGCATGTCAGGGCGTCCCATTGCAATGCCGGGTTCCCAGAGGTAATCGCCGTCGCTGGTCTTGAGTTTGCGCACCGCCTTGAGAATGTTACGGTGCAAAACCCAACGGGCACGCCGGTGATATGGTTCCCGCAGCGTGTACTTCATATCGATCAATTCGTCGGCCTTGATCGATGTGGCACTAGCAGCGGTTACGTCGCGGCTCGTGCTGATGCCTTGATCGCTTGCTACGAACATCCCAAGCGGCTTGTTATGCCCGTCGCCAGTAAGGAACGCATTTTCTTGCGTAATGGCGAATTTGTACGCGATACGGCCCTGGACGTAACTTTCCACGTTCTGGCGTGCCTGCCTGATCAGGCGGCGGGAGATCTTCACGCCTTTGGTCAAGCGGTGCGGCATAAGCTGGCGCTTGCCGAATTTGGCGGTTGCGCTCACGTCGGCTTCGGCTAGTTCGGTCGTCCAGTCAGGATTTGCCGGATCTTCGTCCAGCGTGACGACACCCAGACTACCGCCCTGCGTAACCTGCACCACATTCGCGAACTGTCGTACATAGACGGTGTTATCGAGTTCCTTGATAATCTCAGCGGTAAACTGTTCGGGTGCGAGCAAGTAGCCGCCTTCAATGTCGTTGGTCGCTGAGAGTGTCTTGAGTTCGCTGCTGCTCATGCGGTGTGTGCCGCTCACCAGTGCTTTGCGGAATACGGCCAGGTGCGCTGCGTCCTTTGCAGCAGAGCTTTCGGCACTGTCCCCATCGCCAGGTGTAACAGGCGTGGGTAGCGCGTTGACTGGCTCGTTGATACGCGCTTCCATTGCGGCGGCGCGCTCCAATCGCTGGCCTTCGGCGGTCTTGGCTTCGGCCTGATCGAGCAGGCTGTCAGCTTCGTTCTGCTTTTCCTGTGGCATATCCTGGCCGTCGTATTCGTCCAGGATTGATTTTGCCGCAGTGTACAGGCGGGATGCCTCCTCGAATGCGGCTTTTACGTTTGCGTTCATTGCTTTCTCACTCCTGCGAGTTTCATACGAAGTTCCATTGCCCTCGCGCGTCGCTGCAAAGTGAGTGCCTGATCAGGCGGCTCGGCTTTTTCGTCGTCGTCGTCGGGCTTATTCCCATCAGTCTCGCCATGCTCCATTCCGTAATCGGCTCCAAGTTCGTAGGCAAGACGGCAGATATCATTAATGCGGCGCTGGTCAGCATCGTTATTGCGGCGGCCCGCTTTCGCGTGCTGCTCCATCGCGTCAAGGAGTAATGCCAAGTCGGGCAGGCGCTTGCTTGCAGCCGTCGCGTCATTCGCACCCCAGATTACATCGGACGTTTCAAGTAGCCGGATCTCTCGAAGGTTGCGCACCTGCTCACCGTCCATTGGTTCGTAGTCAAATTTGATCGGTTCATAACCGATACTCATTTCGGTAATTGCTCCGGCCCGGATGCCTTCGAGTACCTCATTGCCGCGTGGGGTGTTGAGATAGGTGCGAGCGACCTCTAGCCCGCCCAGCGCGCCGGGAGCCATCTCCAGAACCATCGGCGGTAGTTCGTCGCGGGATATTTCTCGGATGCTTTCAATAACTGCAATGGGCGGCTCCGGGTCCCAAAACAGCCCATTGTGTGACCAGAAGTGCTTCAGACGGCGGCGACCTTCCTGGAGTGTTTTCGCAAAGGCACCAGGCCAAATGATATCACCCTGGGCATCAACATTGCCAAGTACTGAGGCAATGCCCGTCACTGTTCGCCCGGCGATCTCCTTCACGGCGGCAAATTCCGCAACCTTCTGTTCTGCCATCCTATTCCCTGCCTTGTCTTGCTCTTCGTCTATGCGGTCAAGTTGATCTCGCTTACGTTCTTAGATCAATATCCTGGCCGCGATACGTCGCCACGACTAACCCTTCGTCTGGATACGATGTGCCGGGCCTGCTGACACGGGATGATTGGGACGCTTCAGGAGCGCAAATTGAGTGCCGTTCGGGCCGTCGAACACGCGAACGATCTCCCACCCATCGCGGCCATACTCATCAAGCGTCACGCCGTTCGTATCGGCAGTAGCGTCGTCGTTCAGGGTGATGGTCTTGTATTGCCATTGTTGCATGATGTATCCAAACAAAAAGCGGGCACCCGCCCTCCATCTGGAGAGTGAGTGCCCGCTGAGTAGTTACCCGGTGAGCCGATTATTCGACTATGCTGCACACATTATAGCATATCCATAAAACGCGCTGCAAGTGTCAAGCCGACCATGTTCTCTGCCAATCAATGATGCAATCAACGGCGGTCACTTCCACACCCACCCTGCATCATAATGAGCAATGCAGCGCAACATGCTATCATTGCATTCTATCGGTGTATGATCGGGCGGCGGCGTGCCCGGCGGCGGTGTCACCTCATAGCGCCAGACGGGATAGGTATAGCGCTCACGAGTGTCATTGTCGAGATTGAACACCGCCCATGACGCCTCATCATCGTCAATGCGGCGGATCGTCCAGCCACAATCGCGCAAGTGCTGAATAGCGTGCCCTGTCGATATTTTGTCGCGCTCTGTCATCGGGCCGATCATGTTCCCTCCCGTCCTGGTGGCTCCGGCAACCGACGCCAGTGCGATACAGGTATATCAGACATTGCATAGCCGTTGCTATCAACTATGAAAGACAACCCAAACCAAACGTGCTCTTGTTCATACTGACCTCTATAGGAGTAACGTACCAGGTTGTAGCCTACACCAATGCCCTCAATACATTCAATAAGCATGGTTTCACCTGGTGCCAGTAAACCATCAGCGCCGCCACCAAGAAGCCATTCCAGGGGGGTTTCACCCGGTTCTGGCAGGGCATCATGGACGCTAATCCAGCCGGACCCCTCTGGCTTGTGCTTGGGCGGCGGCGGGGTAGCCGCTCTTTTCTCAGGATTATTCCACCACTCCCACGACATTCTACACCTCCACTTTCACCCAACACGCTCGTAATCTTCTGGCGGGAAATACGTGCGCCTGACATACCCTCTACACCCCTCCCCTCTTCGTTGCCGACAGTGGCGCATTCAGGAGCCGCTCTAAGGCGCGCAACTCGATGCGTATAGCCTGGTACCGGCTTTCCAGGTAGCGGCGCTCTGGCGTGCCATGCTGCTGCTGTCGCATCTCCTGGTACACCTGCTGCTGCTCTGCTGCCAGTTGCGCATAGCGCGCCTGATGATCATAATCCATTGTACCACCTCAGGCAGTAACCACGGGCGCGAGCGCGCATTTGCACGCCGGGTGCGGGTCGCCTGGCACGCGAATACCCGGAGCGAACTCGCCACCGATAGGCGCGGTACGCCCTGCCAGTGGCTCGCAAATGGGGCACGGATCAGAAACTAACCATTCTGTCTTCTCAATACCTCCATCGGCATACCCCAACAGACTGCCCTCAGAATAGGCGCGGGCTGTTTCGGTGCGAGCTATCAGGCGGGCGCGGTTCGGTGTCTGGATTTCGTTCAGTTTCAAAATTTCAGCGGCCAGATCGTCAATACTCCAGCCCTCCTGTGCTGAGATGCCCACCAACGCAGCGATATCATCGCGAGTTGTGTCGGCTACCCGGCTCACAAGTTGCGCCAGTTCACCGAGTACTTCCTGCACATTCTCATTTTCCACATCAAACAGAAGATCCATCCCAAGCGTGTCGGCAGCGTCCCCGAAGGCAAGTTCCATCAAATCCACGTGAAATCCCCGTATCCATCCGGTGATCTCACTGCCGTCGTCCAGTGGAATTTCGGAGGCCCACGGCGGAAGGTCGCGTTTAACCTCAGGCAGCAGTACGAGCACGTGATGATGATGGCCGTTCGTGTTGTGCTTGGGTGTGAGCAAGTCAGGCGCGGGCGCGCTGCGTTGCTCCTGTTCGGGCGCATTGCCACGTATCCAGGCTGCTGCTGTGCTGTACTGATCGCTCAGGTACGCTGTGGCGCGGCGCTCTATCCGGCGTTGAAGGCGATCGCGGCGCACGACACTGGTTTGTTTGATAGCAAGCGGCAGGGCCTTGCGCTGTGGCGTAGTGGGCAGGGCGCGCTGTTCCGGTTCGGGATCAGGCGGGGTGAGCATTGCCATCATTCCCGCCGGGTTGCCAGTTACATACACAGATGTGGGTAGATAAAATACATCACCCTGATCAGTATCCGCGTATCCGCGTAGCCGCCGGTATTCGTTGAGCGTAAGCGCACCTGCCTGGAACTCGGAAAGCAGAAACGCTCGCCGCTCTTCTTCACTTTCTTGGAGCGCTTCCACCCGACCTGTATCATAAGTAATGGTCAGGCGCCGATCAAACTCTGGAATAAGATCGGCCTGAAGTTCGCTCTCTGCGAGACGCCACAAGGGAACCAGGGTATCTTGGGTAAACCCCTTGCGCGCCTCGCTATAATTGGCAAACGTGCTGCGCTGCAATCCGGCGTTTAGTCCCGCCACAATGGGCGGCACACGTAATGCCGCGGCGATGCGCGTTTCTGGGATGGTTGAGAGCGCTTCAAAGGCAAGCTCTTGCAGGTTGAGTGAAAGCCGCTGCACCTTCGCGCCGCCGGTCATAATAGCCACGTCGCCGCGCTGATCGCCGCCGTAGCGCTCTCGCCATTGCTCCTTAATGCGCTCGCTCTCCTGCTTTGTAATATCTGCCTCGGTGGGCATTTCAATAACGGTGCGCGGGATAGCATCATTTTTCAGCAGCGCGAACAAATAGCGCGTCGCCTCGTTGTCGGTGTCTGTTTCGCGAGCGGCAGCCCGGATAGGCGGCTGTGCCATCCAGGGCTGGTCAGGATCAATCGCGGGCCATTTGAAGTGGATAACATCCCGCGTGTCAAGAATGGTTGTGCGACCGTCTCCGAGATCGTATTCATAGTGCTGTATCCAGGTATCGCCGCCGGGTATCGGCGTGATATGTCCCGCGTGATAGGGCCACAACTGAACGACGCGCCCGGCGCCATTGCGCACCTTGTACCAGTAGGCGTTCCCGCCCAATGCCATATATTGAATAGTATAAAGCATCAACTCTTTCTCACCCATGAGCGGGTTAGGGTTCGTGAACAGGCGCCGCACGGGGTGATCTGGCAGCGGCTCGCCTGCCTGACTTACCAGTATCGGTGGTTCGGGGAAGGCAAACGAAAGTGCGCTGATACACGCGAACAGCGCACTATTCTTCTGGTATCCGTCGCGGGTCAGGCGCGTGAATGTCGGAGTTAAAAAACTATCAAAAACCCACGGAGATACGACGGGCAACCCGGCAGCCTTGACGATGGTACGCGCCGCGTGCTTGCGGAGCCAGTTCGGGAGAAGTTTCATAGTAGGCCGATGCCTCCTTTTGCCAGGGCGCGCCAACTCCAAAACGCCGCGTCTACCAGGTCATACGGCTTTGTTTTGGGAAAACGGTTCAACGCCGCCTCAAGCGTGGCGTGTGTCCCAAGAACATGCACAATTTCGCCGCGCTCATAGGCGGCGAGCATTTGCGCGGCGCGGTGCGCCTTCGGGCCGATGCTGCCTGCTGTGGCAGCACGAAAGCGAGGCCGTTCGGTATCGTCGGTAATGTGGGGATACTCATCGTCATCTAATAACGACTGCCAGGCCACGACCACCACCGACCGCCACGTGTCGCCGCCCTGATCGGTTTCAATACCGATGTGATCGGCTCCGAGTTCGACCGCTTTAAGGAGCGCCGTCTTGATCGTGTTTTCGGGTGTGCTGCGCTGTTCCCAACTCCAGAGGCGATACAACGTACCATCCTCAGCAATGCCGTCGGCTTGAATGCCGTTTGCATCGCTCTGGTCGGTCGAGGTTACCGCCGGATCGCACCACACCGCCACGCGCACCAGATCAGGTACGTCGGCATAGGCACAATGGCGGAATGAGAGATGATCAAACATACCGCCCGCCGGGGCGCGTACATCGTGCTGGCACTCACTCAGGAACGCAGAGATACCCATGCTATTGACCATCTCCTGACACGCTGCCAAGCTTTGCCCTTCCCAGGTTGGGGTGCCCGCTACCAGTA